ATAAAAGTAAATGAACAATATGAAATGCTTAATTATGGCAATTATGTAGTTTATAAATCAGAAAAAAAAGAAGATACAAATACATATAAAATAACTTGCTATGACAAAATGCTTTATAGTATGAAAGAATATGAACCAATGAATATAACATACCCAATAAAAATAAGAGATTATATAAATGCTATATGTAATAAACTAGGATTAGTATTTTCAAATATAAATGATGAGTTTGCAAACTATAAAAAAGAAATACAGAACGAATTATATTTAGATACAGATGGAAATAGTTTAGGCTATACTTTCAGAGATGTATTAGATGAATTAGCAGAAGTTACCGCTTCTATAATATGTATAAATGAAGATACAGACGAATTAGAAATAAGATATCCAAATGAAACAAATGATACTATAGATGAAGAATTTTTAAAAGATATAAATGTTAAATTTGGAGAAAAATTTGGAACAGTAAATATAATAGTATTAAGTAGAAGTGCTGGTGCAGATAATATATATTATCCTCCTGAATTACCTGAAAATCCATGTGAAATAAAAATAGCAGATAATCAAATTATGAATTGGAATGATAGAGCTGATTATTTACCTGATATATACAATAAATTAAATGGAATGAATTACTATATAAATGATTTTACAAGCACAGGCATTTTATATTATGATGTAGGGGATTTATATAATGTACGAATTGGAGAAAATACTTACCAATGTTTAATGTTAAATGATGAAGTAAATGTAACAACAGGAATAGAAGAATTAGTACATACTGATTTACCAGAAAAGACAGAAACAGATTATTCTAAGGCTGATAAAACAGACAGAAAAATAAATCAAACATATTTAATTGTGGATAAGCAAAATCAAAAAATAGACAGTGTTATAAAGCAAATTGGAAATAGAAGCCAAAAACAAACGACAATAACGCAGGACATCGATAGAATTAATTCTAAGGTTGAAAACTTAGAAGATGTGACAGGAAATGCAGAAGGCTTAAAAGAAATAGAATTGCAAAATTGTGTTGCAGGTCCATTGTTAGAGCTTCACATTTATGGAAATAATACTGTTTTCGATTACTTATTCCCTCGAAATGATTTATATCCATCTGACACATTATATCCACAGGGTGATAGTAGAATAGTAGTAACAGATAAAGATGGCAAATTTAAAATATATGAATTAGGTGTTTTAGATGTATTAAGACAAAATGGCAATGTACGAGATGAATATGTATTAGAAAAAGAAAAAGCAAAAGTAATAAGAAGGATAAACAAAAATGGAACAATAAAAACACAAGAAGAAATTGAGGATTTGGGCGAATTATCTATTCCATTAAAAGAAGGCACAAACACAATAAGAATACAAAACTATAATGCAAATATCAAAGCAAAATTTGCAATACAAAGTGATTACACAGATGTATTTGCAACAAAAGTAGAAATGAATAGTAGCATAACACAGACAGCAAAAGAAATAAATTTAGAAGTAAGGAAAAAAGTAGATGAAAATGAAATTATTTCAAAAATTAATCAATCTGCGGAACAAGTTTCAATAGAAGCAAACAAAATAAATATAAATGGTGTTGTATCAGCAAATGGAAATTTTGAAATTGATAAAGAAGGCAATGTATCATTAGCTGGCAACATATATATGACAGGAACAAATACAAAGATTGTTGGTGGTGATGGACTTATAACTAATTTGCAATTCAAGGAGGACGGTTACGTAGGTATTGATTATGGTGCAGATGGATCAGTAATTAGAACTGGAATAGCTTGTTGTGTTGATATTCCAGAAAAATTCACAATAATTGAAGCAAAGTTGATTGTCCAACATTCAACATTAAAAAGTTACGAATACTCAGATGAACTTACTACTTATTTTGGAAATTGTCAAAATATTAGTTGTACTAAAACTAATTCAATAGAATATGAAAGATTAGGTGCAAGTTCAATTGCTTATCAACCAGTAATTCCATTATATAAAGGAGAGGAAGTTTCTAACATAGGTAGTTTTTCTGGGAGCCAAACTAGAGAGTTCACAATAACAAATAAACTTTCAACAGGAATACAATATTTAATTTTTGCAGACTATGTAGATAATCCAAGTACTGATAGCGATATGTATAATTTAACTGGACATATAACCGCATTCGTTGATGTAACAGGCTATATGAGAATTTAATTGAAAGGAGAATGAAAGAAATTGAAAAAGATTAATTTTAAAAATAATGAACAACCTGCAATAAATGACACAAACTTAAATTTAGTGCAAGATAACATTGAAAATGAATTAAATGCAAAGGTTAATACAAGCGATTTAATTGATTTAATATACCCTGTGGGGTCAATATATATGTCAGCAAATAATGTAAGCCCAGCAATCTTATTTGGGGGAACATGGGAACAGATTAAAGATAAGTTCTTATTAAGTGCTGGAGATACATACAATGCAGGAGATGAAGGCGGAGAAGCAACACATAGATTAACAATAGATGAAATGCCTTCACATAATCATACTTGGGGGTGGAAAAGCTCTGCTGCCTCAGGAAATAATACTTGGAGCTCAGCTGGTAGCGACAAAACAGGTACATCATCAGATATTATAGGAAACACAGGAGGTGGAAAACCACATAATAATATGCCACCATATTTAGCAGTTTATATGTGGAAAAGAACAGCATAAGAAGTTAAAAAGGAGTAAAAAATGTTAAAATTATTTAATTCAACGTTTAAAAAAATAATCAGTCAGTACAAAAAAATAAATTTGATATTTTATTAAAATATGGTATAATATAAGTGAGGAGAAAAACAATGCCAGAAGAATTTGTAAGTAGAAATGAGTTTAATAACTTAAAAAATGAAGTACAAGAGCTTAAAGAAGAAGTGACAGAATACAGAAGCTTATTACAACAGATTGATAAAAAGATTGATGTAATAGGCGAAAAGATAGCAAATGGCGAAAAAATAGATGAGTTAAAGATACAACCTATTGAAAAAAGATTACAAAAACTTGAAGATAATCAAGGTTGGTTATGGAAGTTATGTGCTTCAATAATAATAACAGGAATTATTGGTGCAATAATAACTTTTAATTAAAGGAGGTAATGTGCGATGGAAGAAAAAAATTTAGCAACTGAAATGTTGCACGAATTAAAGGCACAAAGTAAAAGATGGTTTATTTCTTTTATAATTGTATTAATGTTATGGTTTGCAACAATAGGAATATTTATTTGGTATATTAATCAACCAATAGAAGAAGTTGAAACTACAACAACACAGGATGCAGACACAGAGGGGAATAATTCTCCAATAAATCAACATATAGGAGAGTGATAGTATGGCAAGAGCAAGACAAACAAAAACAGTAAAAAGAACTATAAGAAGAGCAAGAAGAGTTAGAAGAAGAAGATAAAAAGGAAAAGTATTATGAAATTAGATTTTACTAAACCAGAACTAGATTATATACTAGAAAACGCAAATTTTACTATTGAGGAAGAAAAAATATTTAAAATGTTAACAAGTAAATATGGAAGAGCTTCTATTGTAAATATATCTTTAACTATGAATATGTCTGAAAGTACAGTAAAAAGAAGAATAAAACAAATAAAACATAAAATAATAAAAATATTATAATAACAACATAAAAGACTACTCAAAAAGAGTGGTCTTTTTTTGACCTTCAAATGATACTTTGTAAAATAAATTTCGTGTTACAATTTAGACAAATAGAAAGGAGATGTGAGAATTTGGAAAAAAATAATCGAAATATGGAGAAATTAGATTATGCTCGGACATCTCCTTTTAATTTTGAGAAAATTAGAATATATTGAAGAAATATTAAGCTCTAAAATCAAAAATAAAGCAATTTAATTTTAAAACAAACAAGTTATATAGTTAAAGCATAAAAATGGTTTAAAACTAAAATATAAAACAAATAGGAGGTAATCAACAAAATGGCTTACCCATATTATCCAAATAATCAACTTTATATGCAAAATATGCAAGATTTACAAAATATGAGAGAAAAAATAGATAGACAAATGCAACAAATGCAACAATTTAATCAAAATCAAATGCAACAACAACCACAAATTCCTCAAGTAAATCAAACATTCCAATTAGCACCTAACCCAACTAACAATGAATTAGAAAGTAAATATGCAAATAATATTGATGAAGTAAGAAATACTTTTGTAATGAAAACAGGTGTGTTTGTGAATAAAGATTTTACTTCTATGTGGGTAAAAACAACAGATGGAAATATAAAAATATATGAGTTAAATGAAGTGATACAGCAAGACCCAAAAGATGTAGAAATAAATAATTTAAAAAAAGAATTACAAAGAATGAAGGAGATGATAAATTATGGCAATGAATCCGATGTCGATAATTCAAACATTAATGAACCAAATGAAAGTAAAACTACCACAAAACTTTCAAACAATAAACGCACTAATGCAAAACAAAAATAATCCACAAGATTTAGTAAATCAAATTATGGGAAATATTACACCAGAACAAAAACAAAACTTATTAAATCAATGTAAGAGTTATGGAATGCCAGAACAACTTTTAAGTAAATTACAAAATATGAAGTGATAATAATTTGTTTCTTGTGAAACATTTATTATAAATATTTTAAAAGAAAGGAGAGAAAAAGCTATGGGAGATAATTTATCACCATCAGACGTAAGAGCTGTAGTTGATGCAAGCAATGGCTCAAATGGAATTGCTTATCCATACCCTATATATGGAGGTGGATATGGCAATAGCGGATTTGGTGGAGATTCTGGTTGGCTATGGCTAATAATTATCCTTGCTCTATTTGGAGGATGGGGTAACGGAAATGGAAATGGATTCGGAAATGGATTCAACAATGACTATGCTTGGCTATCAAATGGTCAAAAAGAAATCATGCAAAACACAAATCAAGGCTTTAATACATTGCAATTAGGAAATCAACTAAATGATATTTCTAACGGAGTTCAAAATGTAAGTACACAGCTATGTAATGGATTTGCAGGAGTTAATCAAACTGTAAGTTCTGGATTTGCCAATGCTGAAAGTTCTGCTAATGCAAGACAAATGGCTAATATGAACCAAAATTTTGCTAATCAAACTGCAATGCTACAAGGATTTAATACTTTAGGTTCACAATTTGCAGACTGTTGTTGTGCAAACCGTTTAGCAACTTGCCAAACACAAAACATAATTCAAAATGAAGGTAACTCAACAAGATTTGCTAATGCTAATAATACAAGAGACATTATCACAAATGCTACATCTAATACACAAGCTATTCTTGATAAATTGTGTCAATTAGAATTAGATGGAGTTAAAGCACAAGTTGAAGCTAAAAATGACAAGATTGCAGACTTACAAAGAGAATTATCAATGGCAGATTTAAGAGCTAGTCAAACAGCACAAAATGCATTCATTTCTCAAGGATTTGCAAATGAAGTTGACCAATTGTATAACAGATTAAACAACTGTCCTGTACCAACAACACCAGTATATGGTAGAACACCAATATTCACTTGCAACAACAATGGTTGCGGATGCGGAAGTGCTTATGGAAACACAATAGTATAATAGCAAAAAGTCGATAAGACAAACTCGAATACGAGAACTTGCTAATATTTTAGGAATAGGCAAGTAGTCTATTCCTTTTTAATTTTTATAAAGGAGGAAATAATATGAACGGGGTTATACAAGCCATAAATGAAAGAGAAATAACATTAACTTCTAATACAGCATATTTACCTTTTGAACAAACAGATTTAAGGACAAGAAGTGCAATGAATTGTTGTGGATTTGTAAATCATAATCAAGGAAGTGCTTTATTTAGTATATTAGATGGTGGAGTATATGAAGTAACATTTAATGCAAATGTAACAAGTGCAACTGCAGGAAATGTAGCATTAGCTTTATTTGCAGATGGAGTACAAATTGCAGGAACAGAAATGGATGCAACGATAGCAACTGCAGGAGATTGGGAAAATATAAGTTTTGATAAAAAGATAAGAGTATGCAATAAAGGTACTGTAAATCTAGCAATAACTTCATTACCAACAACAACATTTAGTGGAACAGGAACATCTGTAATAACAGATACACAAATTCCTATTGTTAAAAATGCTAATTTTGCAATTGAGAGGCTCGCTTGATGAATAACCTAGAAAACTTTTCAAATTGGTTACAAATATTTAGCTTTTTAATATTAATAGAGGATTTTAACAATACGGATTTAATGAAGTATTTAGCACATCAAGATGAATTGCTAAACAAAATTATTGAACAAAACAAGGAAATTATACAAACTCTGAAAGGAGAAAATTAATGGATATAGAAGAATATATTGAAAGAATAGTTGATAATGGTAAAATAGAAGATATGCAGGAGCTGTCCGATATGTTAGAGGACACAATGGAAATTATAAAAGATTATGACAAAGAGTGTTATAAGGACTTTGAAATGAAGTTGTACAAAATGGCATACGGCTCACATCTTAATAAATCAATGGCTGAGGAAATAGTAAACAATATGAGACCTTTTGGCAAAAGATGGTCTTTAGAAGAAAGTAAAAAGATACAAGAACAATTTGGAATGAATGATATTAGTCCAATAGATTTTTTTACAGTATTAAATCGAAATTTTAATGATAGTAGAGACACGGCTGAAAGATTTACAAAAAATCCAGAAGAAGAAGTAGAATTTTATGTTTGTTTAACTAGAGATTTTATAAAAGATGAGGATGCAAAGCCTAATAAAGTATTTGACTATTTTATGTAAAAGAAAGGAGAATTAATTATGAACGAAATGGACACTAACAATAGAGATTACAAAGATTATAGAAACTATAGAGATTATAGAGATTCAGATTATAGAAATTACAGAG